TTTTTGCCTTTCAGCTTCACGCATCTTACGTGTAAGTTTAGCTATTCTTTTGTTAACACCTTCTGAGTATTCGTTGAGTTCATCTTTTTGAACATTAGCCTGCTCGTCAGGTTCCGCAGGTGCGTCGACGGGCTGACCTTTTGTTTCTTCAACATTAACTTGTTCCTCTTCTAGTGATTGTTCTGGTGTAGGTGCGTCAAGATCAATCTCTTGTGCTTGCTCATCAGCTTCACCAACGTCTATTGTCTTTTCTTCGTCTTGCATAGATTATCCTCCTCTATGATTACATTGCGTGAATAAGATTTGTAGGATCTTCAATTGTTCCTAAAATCTCATCATCGTTTAACATTCTTATCTCACCACCATCAATATCCATGCGCGATCCTGCGTATCGTGCAAATATCACCCACTCTTTTTCTTTGCACCAAGGACCTGTAGGATATCTATCTTTATCCTCGTAACAAAGCGGACCCATCTTCAATACGTATCCAACTTGGACCGCGGCTCTTGCTCTGTCTAATGATTCTTGTGCTATAATAATTCCGCCTTCAGTTTTTTCTTTAACTCTAAAAGGCATAACAAGTATACGCCACCCAGTAGGGTTCGGTAGTTTTTCTAAATTTGTCTGTGAAGGTTCTTTTTTTGCTTCGTGTTCCGCAATCTTTTTTGCGTCTTCTTCTGCGTTATATTTATCTTCTAATGCGTGTGACTTTGTCATCATCTGGTTCTGGCTCCTTAGGGTTTAGCAGGTTAGAGAGTTCCTGTTTAATTTGATCCAACGTGTGGATCTTACCGAGAATATAGTTGTATTTCTCCATACTGTCAACACCACCGCCCATTAAAACTTGGCCGTTGTTGTTTATATCTTCGTCGAGTAATCTTTGTAGTTTATATATTACGTTTATTGGGTCTATAGCTTCTGACATATTTTTTATACTTATCTCCTAGTTTATGCCAAAACTCATCAAGAGGATTGGCTTTTTGTTTACAGCATTCCCCCGAACGTACTTTTTCTTCCGTGTGACAATCACACGTTTTATCTTCCCCCATACTCTTCTCCCGTTCTTCTTTTTGTCTTACCGATTCTTGGTATGACAGTTCTAATAAATGATTTTCCTGTTCCCAGTATTCATCAAATGTTATTTTTTCTTGAATATGTCTGCTCCCTTGAGTCCGTATATACTAGCTACGACCCCTACAAATAGCGTCTGGTACCAAAAAGGCAGATTATTAAACTGCTCAAAGAACATGTGCAGTTTGGCTTGAATGTCCGGATCATCACTAAACACACTCCATATCAATAAAATCACAGGCGCACTTACGAGGATGAGGACAAACTCGTCTTTCCATCCTTTGTCGTTTGATTGCCTAACTTGTGCTTGGTACTCCACTTCTCCTGAAGCCATTTTTTGTGCATGCAATAAAGCAGCATCCGACATAAGTATTTTTGCTTTTTGTTTATTAGCAAAAATAGCTGAGCCGGTTTTTAATACCGTAGGTAAAAGTGAAAGTAATGGTCCCATTATAAATTATCCTTTTTCCATTCTTGAACGTCAAATGACGGACATTCTTTTTCGCTTATTTCATTATGGCCAATAACATCAGCATCCGGATATTGGTCTTTTATTTCTTTTACTAAAGTCAATAATGCTGTCCATTGTTGATCTGTAAAATTATTTTCAGCAGAATTATCGTCAGCCATGCCTCCTACAAGGCAAACACCTACACTTTTGTGATTATATCCAGCAGCATGTGCTCCTGAATCACGAATATCACGTCCGTCTTCAACTTCTCCCGAACGTTTTATTACTTTGTGGTAGCCTATATCTCGCCATCCATTGCCATTGACATGCCAGTCTCTTATGGTTGCTGCATCCACATCCATAGAAGCTTTTGTTGCCGCACAATGGATAACGATTAATTCTGTTGAATTTCGTGGTTCCATTATTTTACCAGTGCAATAATAATTATGATTACAATGGCTGCTGCAATGATCTTTTTCTTCTTATCAAGATTCATCGCCCAGTCTTTTATAAAAAGTAACTTACTAATCATAAATCCTCCTTTAGTAGTTGTTAAAGTACCCTCGTCCAGGAACTGCGCTAAAACTAGAGCGTTCCCTGTCTTCTTGTCGAGCTCGTTCAAATTCTTCGTCGTACACTGCTTTCAACAGTTGAACTTTTTCAGGTGCTTTTTTCATAGCAAGATAATAAGCCATACCTGCAACTAAGCAAGGCAAAAATCTAAATGAAACATTAGGGTCATCTGTTGGTAAATCAATATCATCCAATCTTTTTAAAAAATAATATCTTACAGTATATGTAGATAAATCAGGTGTTGGATATAAAAACAACGTAGGAGTAGTGGTTCTTTCAAAATAAAATTGAGAAGGTCTGCCCTCTGTGCTTTTATTCGGCAGCATGTGATAATCTGCACGGCTTACTCTGCCAAGATTTGTATCCAGGTTATTAGAGTCTCTTAGTACAACTTCCAAAACATCTACAATATTAGTATCCAAAGTATAATCTGCATCACTAGCAGTTGCCGCTTGCGTGCCTAACTGTATAGTCCACAAGTTAAGACCACGATTGGCCCATTCAGACATCAATAGATTCATACTACGTATGGCTGCGCGCAAGTCCTTGCCCGTAACTTCTTGAAGTCCACACCTTTCGTAAGCTTCTTGAATTACTTCTGCGGCGTCTATATTAAAATCCGTAGAGCCTGATACAGCCATGCGTTACTCCTTAATTGTAGTAAGCGACTACAAAATCACAATTAGTTACGTCTACAAAAGCTGCAGTTTCAAATCTCACGCCATTGCCGTCAAAATTCATAACTAAAGGTTCATTCGCAGCAGTTCCCCACTTTAAATGAATTTTTATTTCTCCAGCAGCAGAAGTATTATCATAAATTTTAATCTCACCATCCGCAGCACTAGATTGACACTGTATAGATTTAATTCTTATAGGACCAAGGTTGGCAGCTGAGCCTCCGATAAATCCTTGTAATCGACCATCACTTGATAAAGCTACCGACGCTTTTACATTTCCTATGCTATGCATAATATTTTCTCCTAAAACATGTGGGCCCGAAGGCCCACATTAACGTTAATTTTATTGATCTGCAAATGCAGGTACATCTGCACCTTCTTGGTAACCCCAGATATAGTAATTAGTACTATCTTTAGCTAAAATATTAATTTCGAACAAACCAAAGTCTGTAAGAGTTAAGCTTGAGTTAGAGTTTCCATCTGAATATACAGATACGTTATCAGCATTAGAATCTAAGTGAACAATACCACCAATGAAGAAATTAGTATTTCCTGGTGTTAGAATAATTAGGTTCTCTGCTTCTTCTGCTGCGCCGCCATAAATAAGTTTATAGCATTGACCCGCAACTGGAGCTGGTAAAGTTATAGTTCTGTTAGCTGCTAGTGCAGGAACTACAAGTGTTCTTCCACTATGTGTTGCAGCATCAAGAGTTTTATTTTCATCCCCCAACGCTACAGGTGCATCACCCATAGTGATAATTTCAGTAATCGCTCCCGTAGTCGCGTTCTTACTGACAGTTTTAACTGTACTTTCAGATCTTAAAGGACCTGTAAAAGTTGTTTTTGCCATAATTGGTCTCCTTTTCCGTCAACACAGTCTGAGACGTTGTCTACTGCACGAGTCTGTGGTGACTATTAATAAATATGCAGTGTGTGAATTATACTCTTTTAATATGGTGATTGCAAATAAAAAGGGGCGCCGAAGCGCCCCTTCTAAGTTCTTTATTGAAAAGAATTATTACGCTCCTTCAGAAGCAAACATTCCTCTCCAATCAGAGAAACCAAAGCTGTAACGCTCTCTAGCCTTGTATTTCATATTTCCTGTTTCAAAGTCGCCTTCCATAGAAGTAGCGATCGGTGATCTTTGGAAATGTTTCATACCGTTAGGCACATCAGTTTTGATAAAGAATGCGTCTGTGTCAGTTAAGTAGTTATTTACTACATAACCTTCAGGAATCATTCCTTTTGATGCTAGTGCGTTG